CCTTGAGTCGGTATCCCATCAGGGTGTCAGGCTGACCAGCCGCCATTGAAGGCTGGAAGACGAACTGCCCGTTGAGATCCTGCAACTTGCGGAGTTTGCTCACTGCCGTCGTGCTCGCGTGCCAAACAGTGTTGGTGTTGCGGTACGAAGGAGCCAACGAGTAAAGAACCGTAGTCAGATCCAGCGCATCGAAGAAGGTCGCCGTAACGGTGCCTCCCTTTACTGCCGTGGAAAGACCCGCTCCTGTTGCCGCAGAGACGAAGCCCTGTGGCTGAACGGTGCCCGTGCCGATTGCCATCGCTGAACCAGCGACAAAGGCGATCTGTGCACCTGCCTGTCGACCAACGGTTCCAAGAATGTCGAAGCCTGCATCGCGCACAAGTTCAGCCGACAAAAGCGTCAGGCTGGCAATCTTGTTTGCGTACATAGTGATCGACGAAATCGTTGGATCTGCTGGCGTAATGGTTGAACCTTCGGTGACGAAAGCAGCCGACTGATTCGCCGTCACGCGTGGCAGAGTGATCTGCTCGCCCGTGCTCGTGCGAAGTTTCGTTGCGCCGTCATAAATCGGATTGCCCTCAGTCAGCGCCACGACAACAAAATCGGCAAACGTGACTGGCACGGTTGCAGCAGCCGATGAAAGTGCACGAATCTCGAACTGAGCGCGGCGCTTCTCGCCAGTGGCGATTGCACGCAGCACGTCAGCGTCATTGTCCGCCTTGACAGCGTTCTCAACCTTGAGAGCGCGCTCGGCAAGTGCGCCGATCTTCTCAGCGCGGACTTCTGCGTCCGCAACCTGATCCATCTTGGACTTTCGTGCGGTCATTGAATCGTTGAGGCGCGACCATCGCTCCTCTTCCTCTGAAGTTAGTTCGCGCTTCTCGTCAGCCGCACGAGCGAGGAGAGACTTAGCCTCTTCCCAATCATTGCGGTACTGCTCGTGAAGCGACTTGGTGATGTCGGACATTTTGTCAGACTCCTTACGCTTTCTGGTTTGGGGTTGATTGCGTCTTCGGTGGTGCGACCAGCGGTGGTGCCCTGTGGGTCCTCGCGCTGCGCCCTAGCGAATCTGCCGTTCCAGTTTGGCAAGTGCCAACTGGCGCTCACGAACAGAGAGAGGTACGAGCCGTGTATCGGCTTCCTCGGTCTCCGTTGTAGTCTCAGGTTCAGTCCGCAGATCGGGTTGGATCTTGCGGATTGCGAGATCAAGCGTTGCGGCGGATTCCGCATCGGGTGCTCCCGCGAGAAGTGCGTCGAAGGCACGCATCAGCGTGGACGGGTCAATTTCGGTGCGCTCAGAGAGCGAACGAACTGCGCCCAAACCGATCGTGGCTGGATATGCAGGCTGATTGCCTGTCAACAGGCTCACTTCGTGTAGGCGGATATTCCGCAATTCACGAACGCCGTTGTCGTTGTAGGAATCGCCCTTGTTTGGAACAGAGAAGCCAAAGGACATTCCCATTGCCGCACCGTCTCGACGAAGCATTGCTGCGAGATCGGATGCGAAGGTCACCTCTGGATTGAGAGACACGCGCACTTTCAGTCCGCGATCGTCTTCCTCAAGATCAAGCGTGCCTGTTTTGGTTGAGCCGAGGAAATACTTAGGATCGTGATCCTGAAGCGCCTTGACTTCCCACTCGCCACGCTCGGCTGCGGCAACGCTCTTGCTGAACGCACCTGGTTTGATAATTTCCCGCGTGCTCAGCCCTTCGGCTTCGGAGTTGAAGACGGCAGCGTAGCCTGTAAAGGTATGCCCATCGCCTTCAGCGCGGATCTCCGTCTGGAACTGTCGATACTCGATTGCCATTTTCGGTTTCTCCTTACGCTCGGCGTTCTCGACGATATTGTCAGCCCACCGCTTACCCGCGTCGCCGCCCCAAAGCGCCCACGCGATTCTTCCAGCGGACGGGTACCCGTCTTCGCCAGTGTTGAAGCCTTGTCCTTGCTTATCTACCTCGTGACGTGCGAAATATGAGCGCATCCGTTGCACGGTGTCAAACGGCAGATTGCGCCCGTTGATAATGTCGCGCGCTCGTGAAACGCCAACCTGTGTGCCGCCTCGCCCGTATTCGGCGCGCCAATCCAGCCCACGCTGTGCCTCAGCCTTCATCCCGTCTGTCGGCGTGTACCCGTCTGGATCAATTGGTGCGCGCTGCTCTGGCGACGAAGAGTCTTCCAACTCGTCCTCGTCCTCATCCTCTTCCTCTTCGGGATCATTTTCTGGCATCTCTTCTTCGGCTGGCTTCCACGCGTTGCAGTAATACGCGCCGCTGACATAATCTGCCCAACGTGCGCACCACGCCTTATCGCCTTCCACGATGTCATCGTTATAAAAAGCGCAGTTGCCGCAGGCGCGACCTTCGGGCACATCCTCTGCAAGAGCAGGTCGGTAATTATCTGGAAGAGCGCGCTCGCCGCCTGGTTCGATGCCTTCAGCCTGCGAGATCGCGACCATCTGAGAGATGGCTTCCTGCTTCGTGGTGTGGCAGCCCATCACTTCGCCGTCCTGCTTGACGACCGCCCAGCCGCTGCACTGCTCGCTCTCATCGGTGATGAAGTACGGCATTACGGATCAACCTGGAAGTCGTAGATGTGAAGTTCGCCATCAACATCGTTGGATACGCCCCAGAGAACATCTCCGTTGGCAATCTTGAGTTCGCGGAAACTTGTTGGCGGGATATGAAAACCATTAGCAATCGTCACATTCGATGCGCCAACATAGATTGACTTATTGGAATCGTTATAGATGAACAATGCGTGAGTGTTTTTTGCACTAGCAGTACCAAGCGCTGCGCTTACTGTGCCGAGCGCGATTTGTCGTACTTCAAAAGTCATCCTAGATCTCCTGTCGGCTGTACGGTAACTGGCGCTGCGCCCGTATGAGCGACGCTTATGCCAACAAGTCGTGCTGCATCGGAAGGAGAGAAACCAGACTGCACGAGTTTTGCCACGATATCCACCTTCGTGGAGAGCATCGCGGTCTCGGCATCTGCTTCATTCAACGGCATTCGATACGAATCTCCAGATTCGATTGGGCTGAAGTCCTCGAATTTGCGGATATCGTTGACATTGAGCCAACCCTCCTGCAAACCCACGCGGTAGGTGTCATAGCGATCTTTAGTCGTGCCGCGCAGGATCGAGTCCATTGAGAACTTCACGAACGCGTCTGGCAGAAGGATCAGTGTGCTGAGCGGTCGCTCAATCATCTCCACCAGCGGACGAAGTGTGTACTGCACGAAGGCTAGGTTCTGTTGCTCCACGCTGTTGTAGGACATTGCACCTGGAGTAGTGACCTGCAACAGATTCGGCGGGATGCGGAAGATACGCGCAATCTCTTCAGTCGTGAATTGACGTGAGGCAAGAAGTTGTGCGTCCTCTGGGCGGAACGTCAACGGCTTGAAAGTAGCGCCGCCCGTCAACACGCCTGGCGTGTGAATGTTCTGCCCGCTGTGATGACGTGCCCACCCTGCCTTCAGCGATTCTCCCTGCTCTTTTGTCAGGTCGCTCGGCACCTCGATGATGCCCGTTGGCGTGCTGCCTGTGCGGAAGAAATTTGCTGCGTAATCCTCGAGCGTTAGACCGAGCGCGAGCGACACGCGCAATTGGTGAATTGGATTGATGCCGCGAAGTTCTCCTGGCATTGCAATCAATGGGATATGCAGAATGGTTTCCTGTCCGTAAACCATCGTCGGCTCATTTGCGCCCTGATGCACACGATATTTGACCTCGCGACCCTCGCGATAGATTTCCACGCGGCGCGGATCAATGACGCGCACCTCGAGCACTTCGCCGCGCTCATCGCGTGGCGCGTACAAAAAGGCGTTGCCGTCGGTGTAAAGCGATACCACGGTCTCGCTGATCAACTGATTGATCGTATAGGTTGGCTCATCAGGGATCGGCGTAAGCATCCACGATGGCTTCGCGCCCGCTGGACGATACGGTCGGCGAACGCCAGCATCTCGCCTATACGCGTCAATCGGGAATGACGACACCACATCTGCCAACAACCGAACGCTGGCATACGCCGCGCTCAAACCAAGTGCCGCCTTCTGATCAACCTCTCGGCTGCCGAGGAACGGAACCTTATCGAACGCCAATGGCGTTAGATTCTGCAAGACCAGTGATCGCTGTTCTGTTGAATTGAAGACGCGGCGAAGAATGCTCACTTATTTACTCCTCGGGTGTAGCCGAGAGAAACGAGCACGATGCCCACAAACACAATCAGGCTCAGCGGCTCAATGAGCGCAAGCCCGACGATGATCGTGGCGACGCCCGCCAACTCTAGGATGGTTGATTTCATAAGGTAATGAACTCCGCTGCTTTAGGTGCCGATGGTGCCTGTGCGTGGAATCTAGCACGATCATACGCCATCACCGCACACACGGCGAGGTCGATCTTTCGCGGAGAGCCTCGGTGCTCTTTGACAATGCGTGGACCGAAACGGTCAATCTTCACGGAACAGTTGTCCAGATGACGGCTCATCGCGCCGTCGCCATCGTGCGTCAGCGTCTCCTGCGTGACCGCCTCGTAGAAGGCGGCACACGCGGGCACCATACGCGCTGGACTTTGTGGATACAACACGACTGGTAAGCCGTCCGTTTCCCACTTCTGCAGGGTTCGCGCCCAACGGTAAGGGTCGGCGCTGATCTCGCGAACTTGATATTTCTTGCACAGATCATACATCCGTGCCTCAACATCATCCATCGGGACCTGCCAATGCGGGTCGTCCATCGGACGCTCCCACAACGCGAGCGGTTGCACAAACCCATCGAGCGTACAGGCGACCATCGCTGTGCAGTCGCCGCTGAATGATCCGTCGAATCCAATGACGATCTCTTCGCCGTCGGCAATCTTCCTCTCACCTGCGAGCCGATCCCACGCACCACCTGGCAACCAACCTGTGGCTGCGGTGACCCATTGATTTAGGCGCTTCGTGCGGAACTCTGCCTCGGGGATGCTCAACACAGCAGATTCAAAATCTGACTCGTGCAAGAAATCTCCAAACGCTGGATTGGCAATCGCCCAGATTTTTGGATCTCGGTAATCTTGCCCCTCGCTTGCGCCGTGCCAACGAAAGAAGAAAGACGGGTCAGCGATCTCGCCTGCCTTGAGTCGCATTCCGTATTGCCAAAGTTTGTAGCACACGGTGTCTTGTCCGCGACTGTCGGTGCGACTGCCTGCGGTTGTGATGCCAACGATCAGCGGCTGCTTTCGCGTACCAGATCCGAGGTTCATTGTGTTCCACAACCGATCATCGGGTTGAATATGCACTTCGTCGAACACAACAGTGCTCGGATTCAAACCTTCGGCTCGAGACGCATCGGCTGAGAGAACGCGGAAGACAGAGCCAGTG